AGTAGTGTACTCCCAATCAAAACGAACAAGCAATACAAACATACAGAAATAATTAATATTGGTACAGAACCTAAAGGACGTTAAAACTTGTTAGAAAAAGAATAAATTATTGTACTAAGAGTTTGAATACAGTTTAAGATTAAGAAATATAAGAAATATACATAAAAAATATTCAACATAATTAGTATATTATCCTACATCAGAAAGAAAGACAATAAGATGGCACTTAGTTTTAAAAATTCATCTGGTGTTATCAAAGCTAAGACTATCAAGGATGGATTTGTTACTTCAAGTGACATTGAAACCACAGTTCATGATTTTTCTTATGAAAAGCCAGACTTATCGTCGGTTGATGGTTTCTCACTTAAGTCTCTATTATCTTCTGATGGCTGGCACATAGTTGTTGCATACCAATCTGTGACGAACTCTGAAAGATTGAACAACAACAAAAAGAACAACAAGACACAGAGATTTAAGTTGTTCACATTTGACATTATTGTTATACCTGGTTTAAAGCCTAACAAGTCAAAAAATGTTGTTTCATACAATAGATTTATGGCTCTTTGTATTGGGATGATATGCTATCACAAAAAATGGAAGGTTTTTAACTGGAGCAACAAGAGGTATGAGGACAACAAAAACACTATTAATTTCAATGAGGATGACGACTTCATGAACAAATTGGCAATGAGTGCTGGTTTTTCTAAGGAGCACAAATATCACTGGTTTTATTCAACAGGTTTTGAATACACCTTTGATATTTTTCCTGCTGAGGTAATTGCTATGTCATTGTTTAGGTGGTCTCACAGAGTTGAGTTAAAGGTCAAATATGAGCATGAGTCAGACCTTGTGGCACCTATGGTCAGACAAGTCACAAAGAGGGGAAACATATCAGATGTAATGGATATTGTAGGGAAAGACATTATTGCAAAGAAATATGAAGAGATTGTAAAGGACAGATCAAGCATAGGGATTGGAACAAAATATAATGACATCCTGGATGAATTTAAAGATATTTTCAACAAAATCGATAGCTCATCATTGGATAGCACAATTAAGAATTGCTTCAACAAGATTGATGGAGAATAATACATAAATACAAATGTACGTATGTCATAGTTTATCACATTTTCCATGATTTTTCATGTCATTCATAAATAATATAAAAACATGCTATGGAAGAAAAAAACAAAAAAAGAAGGAGAATAATTTAGCAGAAAAATACAAAAAAATTAAAAAATAAAAAATGACAAAAAAAACAAATTGGAGAAAACCAATTAAAAAAACACAAATCTAGGCTTGTTATATTTCACTATTTTTTATAAAAATCTAATAGATAAATATGAAATGGTATTTTGAATATGGCTTAGATTTTTTCTGCACCATATATATTCTAATATTCGATGTTATGTTTTGTGTTTTAAATTGGGAGATCACTACT